GCAAGGAGGAGACGAAGCGCAATACCCTGCTTGGCCAGAGCAACTACTAGGATGAACGCAGTACTTCCAGCAGCCAAGTTCCACCTATCCCGGCTGGCAGACATGGAGATGGACCGGACCCCGGTGGAGAGCTGGTGGCAGGACGTGGCCGAGTACGTGGTCCCCCGGAAGAGCTTCATCACCGAGGATAGCTGGATCGACGATAGCCGCTTCCAGCACCTCCATGACACTACTGCCATCGACGCCTGTCAGACCCTCGCCAACGGGCACAGCAGCTTCATCAGTCCCGCAGACCAGCGCTGGTTCACCTTCTCCGCACCTGACCACGTCCGCACCGACGAGCACGAGGAGTGGTACCGCACCTGCTCCCTGATCCTCGCCACCGAGATGGCAGCGTGCAATGCGTACACCGTCTTCGATGAGACCTACCTCGACCGTAGTGCCTTCGGGCTGGGCAGCTACAGTGTGTGGCCCGGCAAGCGCAACGCCCTCAACTACCGGGTCCACCCCATCAACAGCTACACGCTGGAGGAGAACGACGAGGGGTACGTGGACGAGATGGGCTTCACCATGGAGCTGGGCATCCTGCAGATCTCCCAGATGTTCGGAGTCGAGGTGCTGAGCAAGAGCCCCAAGCTGGCAGATGCGTACAAAGCCTTCACCATGTCGGGGAAGAACACGAAGCACGTCATCTGCCACCATGTGTGGCCGCGCCGGGACGACGAGCGCACTCCGGGCAGCATGGAGGGCAAGGACCTCCCGTACGGATCGATCTACATCTGCAAGGAGGGAGAGACGATCATCAGCGAGAGTGGCTTCACCGAGTTCCCCTACACCTGCAGCCGGTACCTGAAGCACGCAGGACGGGGCAACCAGTACGGCTTCTCCCCCAGCTGGCGAGCCATGCCCTCGATCAAGAGCGCCAACTTCCTCCAGAAGGTGATGGACCTCGTGGCAGAGAAGAAGGCAGTGCCCAGCGTGCTCGTGCCCGACTACCTCGAAGGCGACGTGGACCTCCGTGCCGGTGGCATCACCATGTTCGCAGCAAGCCGGGTCAAGGGCTCGTACGGGCTCCCGCAGGAGTGGGGCAATCAAGGCTCGTACGACGTGGGCAAGGACAGGATCGAGCAGAAGCACGAGGACATCAACCGGGCGTACCACGTCGATCTCTTCCGCATGTTCGCGGAGATGGAGCGGGCCGCGCAGATGACCGCACGAGAGGTAGCTGAGCGCTCCTCCGAGAAGCTGATCCAGTTCAGCCCCTCCTTCACGAGGTACTCCGCAGACAGTCAGACCGGGATGCGCCGGGCATTCTCCATCCTCCTCCGCACAGGTGCCTTCCCGCCCCCACCGCAGGGGCTCATCTACATGGATGAGAAGACCGGCAGACCGAACGTGCCGGATCCCAAGGTGCTGTACCAATCCAAGATCGCCCTTGCCATCCAGCAGCTCTCCAACGCAGGGATCGACAAGATGCTGGAGAGAGCCATGGCAATGGCACAGGCTGGAGTGCCTGACGCCTTCGACAATATCAACCCGGATCAGGTGGTCCGGATCCAAGCCCGCAATGACGGTGTGCCTGAGGAGGTCCTGCGCAACCCCAAGGAGGTTGCCATGATCCGAGAGCAGCGAGCAGAAGCCCAGCGTCAGCAGATGGAGCTGGAGCAGGCAGAGATGGCCAGCAAGGCAGCAGGCAACGTGGGCATCAAGGCTGACCAAGCCCCGGCGCAGTAATCTATGGACAACGAAGACACACTCGCGAGAGACCCTCGTGACTTCCTAGGAACAGAGGGGGACGACAAAAGATCAGAAGAGTACCTCAAGTGGTGCCGAGCGGTCCAAGACGTCCTCTCCTGCCCGGCGGGAGAAGCATTCCTCTTAGGGCTGAAGCAGCTGGTCGGCTACGACTGCACTGTCTTCCGCTCCGAGGACCAACACAATACCCACGCAGCCGCAGCGAGAGACGGTGCCCGTGGGCTGATTACGGAGATTGTAGTAGCAAGCAAGATCCGAACCCACGTCCCTCGCAACAAATAGACACATGAGCAGAGTACGAATCGAACACACCAATAGCCGTGGCTTCCGCCACATCTTCATCGGGAAGTGCTATGTGGGAGCGGTGCGGGTCAATGAGATCATCGTCCTTCCCCACTTCAAGCAGCGCATTGCAGAGCTGAAGAGGCTCATCCCCCGGTGGAAGGACCTGAAGTGGACAGTAGGCGTGCCAGCCTCTGAGGATGCCCTGAAGGCATTCGAGAAGCTGAAGACGTACGTAGCCGCCAAGGAAGCCCCGGAGATCCCTGAGCCCAAGCCAAGGGTCCTCACGATCCACGGAGAGGTCCCGCCCTCCCACGTCAAGCAGGAGGAGGGAGTGAAGATCGAGAACCCGCAGGAAGCCACACCCGTGGAAGCCGCACCCAAGAAGCCCAGAGTCAAGAAGCCCGCAACCCGAACCAAAACCAAGTAGAGACACACCGACATGCCTGAAACAATCCTAGACCAGACCCCGGAGGCGACTCCGGAAACCACCCCGAAGCCGGAGGCGACTCCCCTCTTCGCAGACCCCACCAACCAAGTGCTGGCTGGTGACTTCGCCAACCACATGGGTGACGACGTCGCACCGTACGCTGAGACGCTCAACCAGCGCTTCGGCAACCAACCCCTCGCCACCGTCCTGAAGAGCTACGGTGAAGCCAACAAGACCATCTCCCAAGGAGGGAGGGTGATCGGCTACCCGGCTCATGATTCCCCGGCAGAGATGCAGGAGAAGTGGGCAGCAGCCAACGGGCTTCACGAGAAGTTCGAGGCTGCCGACTACAAGCTGCACCCGGAGGAGAGACCTGAAGGGTACGACGAGGCATTCACGGATGCCATGGCTGCGAAGATGCTGGAGCACAAGACCCCTCCAGCCCTCGCACAAGCCCTCGCCAAGGACTTCCAAGCCTTGGAGGCTGAGCGGAACAGGGTGGCGCAGGACATGCGTGACAACGCGCAGCACGAGGCTCTGGTGCAGCTCAAGACCACCCTTGGTCCGGAGTACGACGAGAAGATCGCGAAAGCCAAGGCAGTCGCCATCAGTCAGGGCTTCGACCCGCAGAACGAGATGTTCAACAATCCCGAGGTGGTGCTCTTCCTCACGAAGGTCTCCGGACTGCTTGGGGAGGACACGATCGCATCCATGCGTCAGGCAGCCGGAGCCAGCGGTCAGTTCACTGACAGCAAGACGAAGGCGTACGACATCATGGAGAACCCTGCGAACCCCGACTACGAGAAGTACCAGCGGGGTGACGCGACCGTCGCAGCCAAGGTGAACCGACTTCTTTCTGGGCAGCAGTAACCGTATACATTTGCTCGAAGCCGGGGTTTTTGGTTTCTTTCCCCCGGTTTCGAGTAGCCGCCCGCTAGTCACGGGCAATAGATCGCCAGCCTTTGTTCATTGGGGGCTGGCGATTTACTTGACGGGGGGGTCGATTTTCTGCTACTACACCTCCCGTAGCCATGATGGGCAACCCCTTCGGGGGCCGGAATGACTCACACCACCGACCTAAGCGTCGTAGGGCAACCCCTCAGCGGGCCTGCAGTGAGCAAAGGAGAATCGGAGCCAAGGACTCTACTCGACCGGCAAATTCAACTACTACCATCATGGCAGATACGAACACAATTCCCGACCATTATACGATCCAATTCGATCGCAACTGGAAGACGGCCATCCAACAGCTCACCGAGCGGCTCCGCGCCTTCGTGACGGTCCACACCGATACCAAGGGCAAGGCAGCCACCCACAACCGGGTCGAGCCTGAAGAGATGGAAGAGCAGTCCGAGCGCATCGCTCCGACCGAAGGTGACGAGCTGACCACAGTCAAACGCTGGGTCTTCCCTCGTCCTCACCAGAAGACCACCTACATCGACGAGTGGGATGCCGACCTCCTTGGGGAGACCGTGCTGCCTACTGGTTCTGCCGTAGTCGCCCACAGGGCAGCTGCCGCACGGAAGATGGACAAGATCATCATCGACGGTGTGACCGGTGCGAACCTCGAAGGTGCCAGCAACGAGCCCTCCGGTCTTACGACCAAGACGGTGCTCACCGCCAACAAGGTCGCGATCGACTTCGATTACGAGACGGCAGCGGACAGCGGGCTCACCCTGAACAAGCTGATCAAGGCCAAGTCCCTCTTCGGGGAGCTTGAGGTCTACGGTCAGGACCAGAAGGGTGCAGGCGAGGTCCTCGTCATGGCAGTGAACCAGAATCACCTCGATTCCCTCCTGCTTGACCCGACCATCACCAGTGCCGACTACGCAGCCGTGAAGGCTCTCATCAACGGAGAGATCAACTACTTCATGGGCTTCACCTTCATCCGGACGCAGCAAATGCCTGCGAACGCTGCCGGTACCGGTCACTACGCTTACGCATGGGCGAAGAGCCACGCACACTTCAACGTGTGGCAGGACTTCCGCAGCCGCATGTCCATCAGGGATGACCTCTCCGAGGCTATCCAAATCCGCTCCAAGCTCATGGCTGGTGCCTGTCGGGATCAAGACGAAGCCCTCGTCCAGATCGATAACCTCACCGTTGCAGCCGCAAGCTAAGCGAACCGGTCCCAGCAACTAGAATCACAGTAGAACTACCAATATCATGGCAAATCTTCTTAGCACTAACGTAACGATCACCTCCGAGCGAGACCTCAAGGGAGCCCAGAACCGGCTCAACCCGAAGTCGAAAGCTATCCGGGTCCTCGAAGACGCCTACACTGTCGTCGCAGCCTCATGGCTGGTCACGAACGTCCTGCAGATTGGTCCCATCCCTGCCGGGGTGAAGATCAACACTGCGAAGGTCATCGGTGACGGCACCGTTGATCTCGGAGACGATGTGGATGTGGGCTGGGCGTACGCTGACGCCACCAGCGCCGACGACGACGCCTTCGCCACTGGCACGGACATGTCCGCGACCCTCATCGACGGTCTCGGTCTCGAACTCTGCGCCAACGTGGAGCCTCCGACCAACGATCGCGAGTGGTACCTGACTCTCGCCCCTGACGACGTCACGGGCAAGGCAGCCGGGGACGCAGCGTTCCTCCTCTCCCTCACGAACTTCCGATAAGGAAGGGCTTCGCGAGTGTGTCACGAACCCCGCCGCCCCGCTCAGTAGTACTGGGTGGGGCGGCTTTTCTT